TGTAAACCCCCTGCAGGTTCAATAAGTAAGATAAATATTACATTATTTAAAGAAATTAATATTACTCCACATCTAGAGTTTTGACAGTCTTATTACAGGAAGATATGTCAATATATAGGAGAAGCCAGGAAACTCCTATGTTTAAATTTATAGCCTCTGGCAGGCAACTTTACCAGTCACGGTGCTTATGCGCTAGCATTGCGGTGTTATCGTTTACAACGGGTTATAGTAACCACCTTGATTACTGGAATATCAACTAAACATTCTAACGTGCAGCACGTAGGTACGTTCGGTGGCGCATGTTGTCTCGCTTTCGCTCAAACATGGGTCGGACGTAGTCATAGTGTTGCACTATAGCATATTCTAATATTTCACATGGTCCAGTGCATAATGTGAAAGCGTTATCGTTTGCAACGGGTTATATGTAACCACCTTAGGATTTTAGCCTTGATCACCACCATCAAAGGGTTTCTTCTTCTTGTTTTTCGGCTTCCTAACACGTTTCTTCTTAGTTTGTACCTTATTGGCAACTTGTTGAAGTTGTTTGTTAGTGTTGTTCTCCTTAACATTAAGTTTTTGAACTTCCTGTTGGAGTTTCTTAACAACATTGCCCTTCTTATCGCGTTTCACTTCTTTGTTACCGTTGGATTGTCTTTCAGTAACTTCATTTGTTATCTCTTTAAGAAGTGTAGAGCCAACAAGCTTCAACCCTTTCAATGCAACCTTTCCAATAGTGCCCCAGAAATTGTATTTCGCAGGCATTGAGTCTTTAAGTTCGTAAAAACCATCCATCATAAGTTGCATAGCTGCTAAGTCGGGTCTAGGTGATACTTTCATCATTCCAGCCCAAGCGGATCTATTTGTGGGTTGGATCTCGAGACCAGTATAAGTCTTGATAGCAAGTATCTCAGATTGTATACCACCAGTACCTGCTGTATTAAGTTGCAAGCCTTTGTAGTGAATCCAAGACCAAGTCATATCCTTAGTCCAAAGTGTATCTTTCAGAATCGGAACGGCGGCTGTTAAGGTTCCAATAGGCGCAGCATCAGATAAAGTAATTTGATGTGGTACAAATCCACTATCAAACCAATATGTATTGCAGTTGTACAAACCTTTATTGATAGGTACGCCAGCACCACCGTTGGTATTGGTGGCACTGAGCCACTCGGGTGAAATGGTGTTCAACCTTTGGACATTGAATGTGCCCTCAAATGCCTTGCCCGTGTAGGATCGCTGCGATTGTTGCATGATCTGCGACAGTGAAGGTATGAAAGAATCAGCGCCAAGAGTCGTATCGCCACTGTTACCAAAGTTGATCATTTGGAAACCTGTGTTAGGGTCAAGTTGAAGATATTCGTCCTTCTTGAGCCCCAACATGTCAACCAAGTCAGCACGTATATGTAGAGGTAAGTCAACCCAATGAAACTCAAAGGAATCATCCCCTTTGCTGAACTTCTCAATTCGCACATGCCCATCTTTCATGAGTGTTTTAACACAACGACGAAATAAATCAGGTTGTGTTTTAATCATGCTCAAAATAGTGCCAGAAAACAAAATACTGGGATTAAATTGGCATGATGATACCATACCTACGTTATTAAACATAGTGGCATTAAGATAGGTGGTGGTGCTCTTATAACAAACACGATACAAGTTGGCGTCGGAAATCCAATTATTCCAGTTGTAGGTGTCAGTGATGCCTACATTGGAAAGATCTTGATCCCAAACGCCTGTGTCTGGATGCTTAACGAATCCAAGGTACTTTACTCTACCACCATTTGGTATGAGTAAGGCGTACTCGTCGAAAAAGCCCACAGGAGAGACGACGCCACCGATAAGTGTAGCTGGTGGGTTAAGTAAATCAATACCTCTCCACTCAACTGTAACCTGTGTTCTGGCGTCATTGGTGGGCATTCCTTCAAAATTAGGGATTGCAGATGGAGGGTGCAAACACTTACGCACAAAAGCCGATGAAGGTGATGAAGCGGGCTTTGCGGTGGACTGGATCTCGCTGTCCTGAGCGGTGATTTGTTGAAATAGATCAACGTCAATAGAATTAGATGCGGCTTGAGCCATAATTAAACTAAAATATATATATATACAAATTATGTTATATGTAAGATTAAAATTATTAATATGAATTAAAGTAATGCTAAGGTAGAAGTGCATTACACAGATAAGACAGGTTTGGAAACAGCTACAAGTGATTCCCAACCAATTTTAATACTATTGCGAAGAAAAGCAAATAAAATTTGCGCATGGCCCATTGTGAGACGTTCTGCTCCGTAGTGCACTGAGTTATACAAGCAACCTTGATTAACTTGTTCTTGTGTTTTAACAACAGAACAAGCATTCTTAACATTCATTTTGGATTCTTCAAAATGTTCTTGGTTACGATACGTTGCACCTAAGAATTTGCATGTTCTGCGCACTACATCAGGGAATAAACCCACAGGTGTTATAAAGAAACCTGCAAACTCACCCACATCTTCGAGATGAAATTTAAGTTTATGTTTGGTGAGATTCAACAACTCCTTACCAAAGGATGTAAGAATCGCTTCTTTGCATAAGATAGATGAGTCATCGCCTTTAAACATGGAAGCTTTATATCCAATAAAATCGAATAAAACGTACATCAAAGCGATGTTTAGGATAGTATTCTCACACAAAGTGAAAGGATTACCGGAAAATTGCTTACCGTTGCCTTTAAGTGATGTGTTACCACCTTTTGGCACGTGGTATATCATTTTCCAATGAGTACGGTATTGGAAAAACCATTCCATAAGAAATTCTGGAGCACCCATCCACAAACACAATTGTTGTGTTACTTTAGACATGGCATTGATGAAACATGAGTCCCATTCGGAAAAATCATTCAGAAACCACTTTTCACCATTACGCCAATTGTTTTCAAGCATTGCTGCGATTTCAGCACTGAGTTCTTCGTCAGAGCCATGGGTGGCAAGAACTATG